GGGGGTTATTCAGATAGTGCCGATAGCTCTCTTCCTCACCCATCTCTGGAGCAGGCCCTTCCCAGGCCAGCTGCGTGGCACGCACACGCAGGGCCAGCTCCCGATACTTGAGCATCATCTCCGCCCGTTCGTCACGCTCTCTATTGAGCTGGCGCAGCAGCGCACCAATGACCACCATCATGGGGCCGGTTGCCAACAAGATAAACCACAGATTCATATCAATGCCTCCATCGTAGAAGTGTAATCCGGACGTGCCGCCGGTGCTTTTGCTCGTTGTTGCTTCACGTGCCGATCCACTCTCGATAGCTCTTTCTCATTCATGTCCACGTCCTGTCCGGGGCCTATGCCTTGCTGCGCCCCCTGCAGGTTAGAGGAGAGCAGCACGACACGCATCATCTCACATGCTATGAGGTAGGCCATGACCAGGTCATCGTGGCCCCCGCGTATAGCTTGGAACTTGCCCATCTCTAGGGCGAAGGTCTCGAACTCGCCCAGCAGATGGCGGGACCGCAGTGTCACAGACCCGTCCTCGATATAACGTCGACCCTGCGCCACCAGGATAGGTCGGGTGCGCAGGTTCATGTTGTAGCCTAGCTTCGGCGTGGCCTCGTCGTAGGCTTTTCCCTGGTTGGCCCGCTCCCAATACATGTTACGGTAGCCCAGTTCGAAGAGCCTCCGGTTGGCTCCTCCATCCTTGTTGTTCTCGATGCCCACCAACGCCCGGTTATACCAGGTGCCCAGGAGGAACAGCATCTCTGCAAAGGAGAAGGGGTCGATGGTCCCCTGCAGCTCAGCGACCTGCTCCCCATTGCGGCAGTCGATCACCTCAGCCGCCGCATCATCGCCATGGGCAAGGCCCTCCGATGGATCGGCGCCGATGCTATAGATCCCCTCCGGCTCCGGCCGGGCCCAGACGCGCAACGCATAGTCGCTCATCGAGCACGCCCCCCTTCCTGTGCCTCATAGCCACAAAGGTCACAGACCTCCAGCAGGTGAGGGGTCCACTCTTCGTTGTCGGTGACCCGCTCAGAGTGAATCAACCCCTCACAGATGGGGCAGTTCGAGGGCGGGTGCTCGCAGGTGCCGCACTCTACATCGCCCACCGTGTGCTTGACGCCATTTATCGGGAACGTCTTGGTCGTCACCGCCGGCGCGTTGGCCCATATCGGCGACCCAGCAAAGGGATCGGCAATAGGGTCTTCGCCCTTGAGCTCCTCGGTGGTGTAGAAGGAGACTTCTTCCGTCTCCGTCATAGCCAGTTGCCCATGTATGGCGTCTTTGATGGTGGCGCGCACCTGGCGCATCAGCGTGGTGGGCAGGGCCAGCTTCACTCCGATCGGTACGAACATGCCAAAGGCGCGAGCCTCGATCTCATCTTCGTCCCACTCCTGCATGAGGCGCTGCTTGGCCTCCACGGGAATATGGGGGTTGTCATCCAGGGACCAGTTGTGGAAGGACAGACGCTTGGCATCGCGCTTCAGGTAGAGTTCCTCATAGATCCAGGGTATGCCGTGCGTCTTATCGTAGATCGGGGTCATGGTGCCGGAGAAGTAACCATTGAAGTCGATGAGGCGGGCGATAGTCTCGGAGTAGATGTCCTGCGGCTGCACCTCATCCATGCGGGCCTTGTGCAGCTTGACACCCTGGAAGGTGTTGCGTCGTTGTGTGCTGAACTTAAACGTCTGGATGGAGCCGGTGGTCCACTTTAGGGTGTGCCCCGTCCATCCGGTGCGGTCATTGAACTGACAGTCGTCGTCGACGAAGTTCCAGAGGTAGCCCTGTTCGTCCCACCCCAGGACGCGGTCTACCATCATCCGCTCCACCACTTGCACAGAGGTCTCTTCGGTGTCGCTGATGACGAACATACGGATAGGTTCAAAGAAGCGCTTCGAACGACCGCCCGTCAGGGGGTCGATGCCTACACAATCGCAGGTGTCCTCATAGTCTCCTGTCTCGGTCTTGCCGGTGCGGTTCCCACAGATGGCCCACTTGTTGTGCGAGGGATCGGCCAGGAAGCCCACTTGACAGGGGTTACGGCGGTGCGGCTCATACCCGCCCCAAGACTGGCCCAGATACCAGCCATAGGGCTTCCATTGGAAGAAGGGCGTGGCGATGAGGCGCTGCACCTCCTCATATTCTTTGGGCCGCGCATTGGCGATAATCTCCACCAATTCGGGCTTAGTCTCTAGGAGGCGCGCCAGCTCCATGATGTCAGCAATGAGGGCCATAGGTGCAATGTAAGAAATTTGTCACGACAAAGCAACGATAGGTGTCACGCACCTGTCAGGACACTAACTAGAACAGGTAGGATAACTACAATTCCTACCGGTAGTTAGAGGGGTATCTCCCAGGCTATAACGCACCTTAAGTTTGTTCATCTACCCTCATTAAACTAGGCCCTTGTCCGGAGGGAGGTCGACCCCCACCTTCGGTGTAAGTCAGGGCGATGACATGGTACTTCTCGAACCAGGTATCTATCTCACCTCGGTGGTAGCGCAACCGGTTGCCTACCTTGTAGTAGGGGATCTTGCCTTTCTGGGCATACTCGCGGATCGTCTTGGGCCGCAGCTTGAGGTGGGCGGCGCACTCATCGGTGGTCAGCCAGGGGGAGTCGGTCATCAGGGGGGACTCGCTTTAGCCTTAACAACTGGGGTGCATTCTATGAGCAAGACCGAACCACCTTTATAGGTTGAGCGAGGACTGATAGCTGCAAAACATAACTCAGTATCCACGTCGTAGATGTACTCCAGGTCGTAGTTGCTGTGGTTCGGTCCCGGATCGCAAGAGAGGAGCAGAATCACTGCTAGCATACCTATCCATCTGAGCCATCTCATGCCTCAATCTCAATCCACCGCATGATGCCCTGGAACACAGCCACGGCGTAGAGGACGGGGAAGGCCGGCGTGTCCATCACTGCCCGGTGCTTCGGGTTGTCCATGAACCCAGCCTCGACAATGACAGCTGGCATCTTCGTATCGCGCAGAAAAGCCAGGTCACGGCCCAGTATCTTCGTATCTACGGCGCCACGTGTGGGCCAGGGGAAGGTGTTGTTCAGCTGATCGGTGATCTGATGAGCGGCTTGGTAGCCTCGGTGATCGCTATTACCTGGCCAGTGGATGGCCATGGAATGATCGGCCACGCCACCGGGGAAGCGATCCAGGTGCAGCTCGATAGCCAGGTCGACCTTAGCGGCATTGAAGTACTTAACCTTTTCATTGAGCGCTTCATCGTTTGGCATAGCATATATATCACCTGGGCCGTTCATCGGTTGGCAGACGTCGATGGCACTGTCCTTAAGCAGCAGTGCTATGCTGTGTTCAACTGTCTCGCAGCAGTTGAACTCATACTGCCGGTGTCCATCATTGTCCGGATGATCGCTGTGCCCTGCGGCAATGCCAATCTTCATAGCTTCTCCCGTCGAATAGCCCCGGTGCATGCCTCGTAAGTGTGGTGGTGCTCGTCATCGAGCCCGCAACATTCCTTACCGATGGCGCGCCACACTTTTTCATAGGCTCTATGAGCCGCCTTACTCTGCTTGATTGCTAGTGCAGTCAGCTCTTTGGCGGTAATATCCATAGCGGTTTGTTTAATCATCTTCTCCCGCAGTTTCTTGCTGGCGGTGTGAATTATTTCTTTGCTCATACTTTCATCCATCCTCCCTGACTACCCTTACGCAGCCGTTTGAGACTAGCTCGGGTGCCGGTCAGCTTAGTCTTGAGATACCGCACAGAAAATGCGGCCAGGGGTGAACCGGCATGACGGAAGTTCTGCCGGCGACGCTGAATCCAGTTGCGCTTCATGAGGCGGTAGGCTCCAGGCGTCAAAGACATCGCAGCGGCTATACGGCGAATTGATTTGACTCGGGTTCCTCTCATTAATTGCTCTCCGTAAGTAACATCTCAAGATTAGCTGTGATGGTTTTCTGGAAGGGCCGGAGGTATAACTCCAGCTGGCGCTGATGTTCCTCACGCAAGATCTTCTCGTGCATGTCTTCGGGTGGCCGCATGTAGTCAACCTTAACTGTGAGCTTTACCGTAATTCGGGTGTCACCCATACAATCTCCTTTCACTTCTCCTCTATTTTATACTAACGATAATGACCCTTCTAGTTAGTATGGTGTGTTTAGTCAGCTAACTCCATAACAATCACAGCGAGTAGATAGACGGGCCAGAAAAAAACAATAGACCCAAGTGATAGAAACGTCACTGACGCCTGACCCCAGCCAAAAGCATTAGAAAACCCCGCTGCTACTTCGGACAAAATGTAATAGCCTACTGCTGCTGCTATGCCGACAAGTAAATACAGCGCGACAATCAAGGCGTCTTTCCCATCCACTGTAAATACAGGTATGTCTATCTCGATCATCACAATATGTCCCCTATAATTTCCTCAATAGACAGAAACTGCGTGCAGGCGGGCCAGCGCCGCTTATGATCCGTGGCCTTGGTTCCGTCGTCCGGCCGCTCCAGGCACTTATACCAGTAGCGGCCCTCATAACCTCGGCGATCCAACCAGCGGCAGCTCTGACAGGTCCGACCTTCCGGATCGAGTCCATGGAGCTGCACCAGCGGATTGCGCTGTGGGGCCTTTTTCTTCACCGGCAGTTCGAACAACAGCAGCTCGGTCATTGGCTTAGATCTCGTAGCTCTTCTAAGATTCTAATCTGGTGTATCAGATTTAGTATTACATCCGGTGAGGCAGCTGCGATATACGCTGCATCGGCCTCGTTTGGGTTGTAGTATCCGGAGTCGGTCTGGATGATCTCTTCGGGACTCCAAAGCCAAGATATAGTTGAATCTACTGGAAATTCACGTGACGCCTTAGCTCGATTGAATTCTTCTATCTTCGGTAAGGAGTGCAACTCATGATTCGTCCAATACCATGGACCCGGCGTGGCCGCTTCGGCTAGGGCTGCCAATCTCTTAATCATCTCACATGCCCCTAGCGGCTAGCTTCTTACGCACCCGCTTCCTCTGATCCGGGGTCTCCACCCCGAACTTGCGGCATAGACGCCCGAAGCTGGAGGCGTGGATCCCCAGGGCTACCCCCGCGGAGACGTTATCTGGATACATCCGCGCGCACCGGTCGAGGCGATCATGGTCAAACTCAGACTTATTGCCAGGCATAGGTCCTCCTGATGGTATGGAAGTGGCACGGTCAGCCCAATATATCGGGTTGCCGTAGGTTTGTCAAGACAATATAGAGACAATATCTTGACACGGTGGGTCCTGCTGTTCATCTTTAGCGGAACAGTATCGTTAACAGAAAGGTAATTCCCATGGCGCACACCCCCGCTGTCGTCTTAGCCCAGCTCCTCATGGACCTGGGCACCGAACTCCAACGCACCACTGCCTTGACTCGCCGCTGCGTGCACTCAGCCCATCTGGCACACCATCCTGCACACGATCAGGTGGAGCGCAACGAGCGAGTCACCGACCGCCTGGTCGACTACCTGCGCGATTTACCTTGACAACGGTACCGCACCTGTAGTATGTTCCTGGTGTATTCGTCAAGACAACCAAGGATATCTCATGTAGCTTCTACCGCACCGGCGCGCTGGTTTGCAGGCCGTAGCCCAACGCCCCCGGGAAGACAGCACGGCCCGTATAGGTTCCTGGAGTGCATCCAGGCACGCACCGCATCCGCAGCGCCCTCAGGTAAGCCGCCAATCCCGCTGTACCTGACCCCAATTAGAGCCGAACCCTCGTATGGCACCGCGAGACACTCAGGGCCCCTCTGTAGGTTGGAGGTTAAACTGCCGGCGGATTCAAACATTGATCGGAGGAGTAGAACCCAGACCCATAGCCCCCTGTAGGGGGGATGAGAAACCGTCTACCCCTTGAACCGGAGAGTGAGCATGTCACCACAAGACAAGCAAGCACGCACGAGCCGCACCAATAAGCGCGATGGCCTGACCTTCCTGGTTGGCGCCGTCTGCACCCTAGTGGCCAGCATCTTCCACATCGAGGACGTCGAGACCATCACTGCGTTCCAAGGCATCCTCCTCATTCTTGTGCACCGCGGCACCCCCACCGTATGAACGCACTGCCAAGTAATCAGCACCGACCTCCCACCGTGTCTCCGGGCTCTTCCTCTCTACAATATGGACGGTTATGATGATTGCTAAATTAACCCGCGTTACGCACGGGCTTCCCTGGTCTAAAAAAGCACACAGGTGGTACCGATGGCATGTTCGGAGCAAGATCATCATAACCGATCTGAGCACGGGAGATACCTACACCCAACGCGCCTGGCGCCGAACCCTACGACACCTACTACGCCTCAGCCTCACTAAACTGAAAGAATGGATATGACCCGAGCACAGCAACGCCTG